CTGCTTTCCTACATGGAGGCAGGCCGTACAGGTCCTGGTGTCACGACAAGTAGCTTGTGTACTGACTTGTACTCTAAGCTATTCAGCTCTACCTTGAGCTGCAAGTCGGATCTTATATATGATCTATATAAGCGCTCTAATAGCTCACAGCCCCTCTGGGAACAGGCGGAATCTCACCGCATTCTGACCCATGGGTTACCTATTATTAGCGATGCTAACAGGCTCTCCTTTGTCCCTAAATATACGTCGATCTCTCGTTCCATATGTATCGATCCGACACTTAACATGATTTTTCAGTTAGGTATAAGCAGCTACATCGAGAGAAGATTAAATTCTTTTTTTGGCATTGACATCCGTCATCAGCCAGAGAAGAATCGTATATTGTGTAGGAAAGGATCTCGATCCGGTCTTTTCTCGACCATCGATCTATCCTCGGCTTCGGACTCGATTAGTTTGCTCATGGTCCGGGATTCATTTCCCAGATTTATGACTTCTATTCTCGAGGCTGCACGTTCTGTGCAGTGCCAAATACCTACATATGGCCTCTGTATACCCCTTAATATGTTATCCACTATGGGTAACGGGTATACATTCTCGCTCCAGACCTGCATCTTCGCATGTGTGGTTAAAGCGGTCTATAGTTTTCGTGGCATGTCTGTCACGTATCCTCGTAATGAGGAGTATGGAAACTTTGCTGTCTTCGGAGACGACATTATTGTCGAGACCGAAGCAGATCGCGATGTTAGGGAGCTCCTTGAGTTCCTCGGCTTCACGATCAACAAAGATAAGTCCTTTTCTATAGGGCCTTTTAGGGAGTCTTGTGGTGTTGACTACTACTCCGGTGTCAACATTCGAGGGGTGTATTTAAAGACACTGACCTCGGCGCAAGATTGTATCAGCCTTATCAATGAACTTAACCTTTTTAGCACTAGGACGGGGATACGCCTGAGCTGCACTGTTAGCCATCTTATGAGACTTATCAAGTCTAAAGGTGGCAAACTATTTTATGTGCCTCTCTCAAGCCCTTCCTTCGCCGGTGTTAGAGTCCCTCTTTCCTTCTGGGGCCCGAAACTTGACCGTAATGGCTCGTACCTGTATAAGGTATACGAACCTAAGCGTGTCGGGTATAGTGTTCTTGAAGGAGAGATTAAGTTCAGAAGATATAAACCTAGAAACATTTTCTCTGTAAATCCCTTTGGACTAGAGCTAGGTTTTCTTGCTGGTGCCATTCGTGATGGCTTCTGCGGTGTCAGGCATGACAATCCGCAGTTTTCCATCAAGGAGAAGGTCACCCCTTGCTGGGATGACGTGTCTGTCCACTCATCCGATGAGTGGTTCGACTGGCG